TCAACCTATATCAGGACTAGTCAACTCGTAGTTTTCAACGCGGTCTTTTTTCGGGTTTTCATCAATGCTGCGGCGGTGGCTCTCATCCATGAAATAGATAGAAAGGTTTTCCAGAGTAGTTACCAGTACGGCATTCGCCGGGAAGTACGGCACGCGCACAGCAGGCAGGTTTCCGATTCGCTTCTGGCTGATGATGATATCTGCCGCGAGCGCCTCGCTGTTTTCCTGCGGCTTGTTCACCAGCGGGAAATATTTGTCGGCCAGCAGCTTACGGCCAACGATGGCAACGAGTTTCGGGTCATCCTGATAAACCTCGTCAATCAGGTTATTGGTCGCATCCATCACCAGCGCGTCGAGGTTCTCATAGTCGCCGTTTCGACCGACGCGAATCACTGCCGAAACGACCTTACCGTCAGCATCGGTGATATTGCTCATCACACGCGTCGGGGCTTCATTGCGGTATTTCTGCAGCCAGCCGACGGCCACATCCTGCAGCATCGGATTTTTGGTGCGGTCAGAGGTGGCGGCGCGGGTGGTACCGTTAAAACCGGCCATGATGAAATCGAGCGCCTGACGCTTGACAATGGCGTCGCGGATGCGGCGCTGGAAGTCCTGAAAACGCGCCCACAGGTCGAGGGTTTTATATTTCAGGTGGAAGTCAAAGTTAATCTGGTCGCACTCGTACTTACTGGATTCAAGCGCGGTGAAGTCTGCGGTCTTACGCTCATCATCGCCCGAGGTATCAGTCGTGCTGGCGATAGTACCGGTCACACCGACGCCGATTTTCTCACCCTTCATTTCTGCGACCGGCAGAATATTAATCGTCTGCAGAAACGCGGATGACTCCTGCACTTTGTTCATCAGCGTTTGCGTGACGGACGGCTCGACGGTGAATTTTTTACTGACGTCATCAGTGCTGATGCCGTTCAGCTCAGCGACGCGGGTCAGATAGGCATTAAACTTAAAACGGGTTTCCGGGCGCATAGTCTTTCCTGTTTGAATTTATCGGTTAGTCACTGCATCGGGCGGGGTTGCCGCCCGGTTTCTGTTCTGCGGTTTATCAGCAGTCGGTCAGCAGCTCATCGCCACCGCCGCCGCTGGCTTTCGTGCGTCGCGGCTGGCTGAAACTTTCGGTTTTGTCGAGGGTGGTTTTCAGGGCGGAAAATGCCTGGCTGGTTTCTTCAACCTTGCCGGTCAGCTCCTGTTTAAAGGTGGCTAGCGCAGTTTCCATATCGGAAAGACGCTTATCCTGCGCAGTGAGGCTGGTCTGCACATGTTCGCTGACGGTGGTCACCGCCTCATGCACATCATTCAGGCGCGCATCGTCGCTGACCTGTTTACGGCTGAAAATGGCTTTCACCTTGTCGGCCAGGCTGTTGAGCACCGTGTCGGGAACGTCTTCAAATTCCAGTTCGGCCAGCGTGGCGACTGAAAAGACATTTTCAGGACTGGCCTTAAAGCGCTGCAGCGGGTTGTGCTTCGCCTTGCGGCAGAATTCGAGGTATTCAGTACCGAGGCTCGCAGGGTCATCAGTGACCGCAAGGCCGACAAGATAGCATTTGCCGCTGTTACCAAAATTCGGCTGAATTTCCATAGAGGTATAGACCTTCTGCGCGGCTTTATTCATCGCGATAAGGTCATCGGTCGGGGTGATTCTGGCGAACAATGCCCATTTGCCATTCAGCGCAGAATCGTCGTCAATCTTTTCGGCTTTCAGCTCAACCACATCGCCATAACGTTTAAACATGCCGTCGGGCAAAAGGCCGCGAATGTGTTCAAGGTTGATACGGCAACCGTAGACGCGCGGGTCATAGGTTTCGGCCATTTCCTGAATATCGCTGGCGCTGATAATGCGCCCGTCGCAGGTATCGCCCTCGACGCCGATGCGAAAGAATTTTGAGACTTTTTTTGCCATTGTCAGGAGTCCTGAGGTTGGGGTTACGGGTCAACGCCAGTTTCCAGTCTCAGGACGCGCCAGACCACCAATGACGACTGGATAACCTCCCACACAACAGCACATTAGCGAATCACTGACGGCCATTAAGTAGCCTTGCCCTGAATCCACTACGGCGAGGCATCAATGACCATTTCCACCGATACAACCTTATTGCATGACCCGCGACGACAGGCATCGCTGCTTTACTGGCAGGGCTTTTCCGTGCCACAGATTGCCGAAATGCTGCAGGTCAAGCGCCCGACCGTGCAAAGCTGGAAACAGCGCGACGGCTGGGACGGCATCGCACCGATTTCCCGTGTCGAAAGCAGCCTTGAGGCGCGCCTGATTCAGCTCATCGCCAAGCCGCAAAAGTCAGGCGGCGACTTCAAAGAGATTGACCTGCTCGGGCGGCAGATTGAGCGACTGGCGCGCGTCAACCGCTACAGCCAGACCGGCAACGAGGCCGACCTTAACCCCAACGTTGCCAACCGTAACAAGGGGGAGCGTAAGAGGCCGAAAAAGAACTTTTTCAGCGATGAGGCTGTCGCAAAGCTGGAAGAAATTTTCTTCGACCAGTCTTTCGAATACCAGTTGCAGTGGTACCGGGCAGGACTGGCGCACCGTATTCGCGATATTCTCAAATCCCGCCAGATTGGCGCGACGTTCTACTTTTCCCGCGAGGCACTGCTGCGCGCGCTCAAGACCGGCCATAACCAGATTTTTCTGTCGGCCAGTAAAACGCAGGCTTACGTGTTCCGGGAATACATCATCCAGTTTGCGCGACTGGTTGACGTCGACCTGACCGGCGACCCGATTGTCATCGGCAACAACGGCGCAAAGCTGATTTTTCTCGGCACCAATTCCAACACCGCACAGAGCCATAACGGCGACCTGTATGTCGATGAAATATTCTGGATCCCGAATTTTCAGAAGCTGCGCAAAGTCGCATCGGGCATGGCCTCGCAAAAGCATCTGCGCTCAACTTACTTTTCGACACCTTCCACGCTGGCGCACGGCGCTTACCCCTTCTGGTCTGGCGAGCTGTTCAACAAGGGGCGCGCCAGTGCCGCTGACCGCATCGAAATCGACATCAGTCACAGCGCGCTCGCCGGTGGGCTTCTTTGCGCTGACGGACAGTGGCGGCAGATTGTCACTATTGAGGACGCCCTTGCCGGTGGCTGCACCCTGTTCGACCTCGACCAGCTCAGACGCGAAAACAGTGATGAGGACTTTAAGAACCTGTTTATGTGCGAGTTTGTCGACGATAAGGCATCGGTATTCCCGTTCGAGGAGCTGCAGCGCTGCATGGTCGACGTGATGGAAACATGGGAGGACTTCGCCCCGTTCGCCGACCATCCATTCGGCTCGCGCCCGGTCTGGATTGGCTACGACCCGTCCCACACCGGCGACAGTGCCGGATGTGTCGTACTCGCGCCGCCGGTGGTTTCGGGTGGCAAGTTTCGCATGCTGGAGCGTCACCAGTGGAAAGGCATGGACTTTGCCGCGCAGGCAGAAGCCATCCGCAGGCTCACTGAGAAATACAACGTCGAATACATCGGCATTGACGCAACAGGCCTCGGTCTCGGTGTATTCCAGTTGGTGCGCTCATTCTACCCGGCGGCACGCGGTATCCGTTACACGCCAGAAATGAAAACCGCAATGGTGCTCAAGGCGAAAGACACGATTCGCCGTGGCTGTCTGGAGTACGACGCCGGAGCAACTGATGTCACACAGTCGTTTATGTCCATCCGCAAAACCATGACCAGCAGCGGGCGCAGCGCCACCTATGAGGCCAGTCGCACCGAGGAAGCCAGCCACGCTGATATCGCATGGGCCACCATGCACGCCCTGTTAAACGAACCGCTTTCTGCCGGTAGCGGCATGCAGCCTAAATCTATTCTGGAGTTCAACTAATGGGTAAGCAAAAATCCCGTAAAGCCGCCGCGCAGAAAGCCCGCGCACCACAGCAACTAAAAGCCAGCGCACCGCAAAAAATGGAGGCATTCACCTTCGGTGAGCCGGTGCCGGTGCTCGATAAGCGCGATATTCTGGATTACGTCGAGTGCATCAGTAACGGCAAATGGTACGAGCCTCCGGTCAGCTTCTCCGGGCTGGCAAAAAGCCTGCGCTCTGCAGTGCATCACAGCTCACCGATTTACGTTAAACGCAACGTGCTCGCGAGCACCTACATTCCGCACCCGCTGCTGTCCCGTCAGGATTTCAGCCGCTTTGCGCTCGACTATCTGGTATTCGGTAACGCCTTTCTTGAGCAGCGCCACAGCGTCACCGGACAGTTAATCAAACTGCTGACTTCACCGGCAAAATACACCCGGCGCGGGGTCGATGACTCGGTTTTCTGGTTTGTGGAAAACTTCACTCAGCCGCATGAGTTCGCACCCGATACCGTGTTCCACCTGCTGGAGCCTGATATTAATCAGGAGATTTACGGCCTGCCTGAATATCTCAGCGCGCTTAATTCCGCATGGCTGAATGAATCCGCGACGCTGTTCCGCCGCAAGTATTACCAGAACGGCGCGCACGCAGGTTACATCATGTATGTGACTGACCCGGCGCAGAGCGCGACCGACGTCGAATCGCTGCGCGAGGCGATGCGTAACTCGAAAGGGCTCGGCAACTTTAAAAACCTGTTTTTCTACGCTCCCGGCGGAAAACCGGACGGCATCAAAATCGTGCCATTGAGCGAAGTCGCCACAAAGGATGACTTTTTCAACATCAAGAAAGCCAGCGCCGCCGACCTGATGGATGCGCACCGCGTACCGTTCCAGCTCATGGGCGGCAAGCCTGAGAATATCGGCTCAATGGGCGACGTTGAGAAGGTGGCAAAGGTCTTTGTGCGTAACGAGTTATCGCCCTTACAGGACAGATTCAGGGAGGTAAACGACTGGCTCGGCATGGAGGTCATCAGGTTCAAAGAGTACACCCTCGACAACCCGGAATAATTCCCCCTCAAGCCGCCATTATGGCGGCTTTTTCATGCCCTGCCACCATCACGCCTCAGACGCGCCACACGCTCACGACCACACCCGACCACCAACGAACCGACAACAATCACGACAGCGCCATCACGACGCGCTCAGACGATAATTTTTAATATTACGCACCACCGCTGGCGCGCAATGCTTTCCCCGCCACGCCTGCCCGCTTTATGGGTCGGTTTTAATGCAGTTGCATGACCAATCTGGATCCGCGCCAGCTCTGGCGGCGCACGGCCAGAACGGGAAAGTCTGACGCATGCAAAACCATGCACCTGTTGCATGCACGGCTAAAAAACGGGAAATTCGCGGAAAAATGGCATAAAAAAACCGGCATTCATGGTGCCGGTTTGAATCAGGTTTATTAAGGTTACTGGCCGCGCAATGCGCCAATAATACTGTTGAGACAACAGCTCGCAACAATCAGCAGAAAAACGGTTGTCCACGGATTTTCATAAACGAGAGATAACATATTTATATGGTTCCTTTTATGACCGGCTAACGCCTCGCATAGCTCGTTGTTCAACCCCGTCAGCACTGAAAGCGAGTTTCAGCGCTGACGGCGTTTGCTATGGTCGACGTGGTGGCGGTGCGTAATATGCTGGTCTGCTGATATTATCCAGTTTGCCATGGTTATCCCTGACTATTTCTGCACACCCGACCAACTCTGCTGGAGTCAGGTTCTCATTGACCATTATCGTCTGCAGACGATGAACGATAGCCATAAGTTTTATGCTTTTAGTTTTGTGCTGCGGAATTTCGCCCGGTAGTCGATGCATATTATCGCCCTCAATAAATTTTATTTAGAGTCCTCAAGACGCCACTATAAAACCCGCTAAGGTAACGTCCCATTCATCACGGGTGTGTAACCAATAACACATCGAGAAACTTTGAAAGGTAGAACTAACGCCTCGCGGTGCGAGTTGTTCAACCCCGCCAGCACTGAAAGCAAGTTTCGGCACCGGCGGCGTTTGTCAATGCAGCCAGCTATCGTCCTCCCATACCTGCTGCATGATTTCCATTACTCGTTTTTTATCTTCGTCCAGTTTCAAACCGCTTAGCTCAACGCCATTTGCGGAACCTTTGCGAATGCGGATAGCAGTCTTTGGGTAAATAGGTTGAAGGTTGCGGTACAGTTCTGCCTCAAGTGCATCCAATATTGCCTGACTAATTTTTTGTTCTTTATCCAACGTGATATTGATTCTCATAATCTAATCAGCCTTATAAAAAATATCATCTTCGGTTTCGTTATTTTCGCTGTTTGCTAGGTCTGCAATGAGAGTGAGCGCGAGCTTTAAGTCTGATGGCTTGCAGTTTGCAATCAGAGATACCTCGGCAATAAATTGCACACAAGCCCACTTTTGCTGCGTTCGGCTGAAATGTTCGCCAACCATGAAATCCCTCCCATAGGGTGCACTGTATATTTATACAGTAGCACGTATTGATAAAAGATGGGAAGAAAAAAATGAACAGGGTGATTGCTGTATGTTCATGATATGGATGTGAATTACTCAGATATTGGTTTTTGCTGCTTCAGCCATCGCAGCAACACGATTAAGGATTTTCCTGGCTTTAGCCTGATGCGATGGCGCTGCGGAAAATATTTCACCTTTGGACGTTCCGCGTAGCCATTTGCCATCAAAACAACTTTTACCACCGGCCATCAGGTGCAGGGCTTCGCCCCGGCTGATTGTGATGCCGGTAGTCAGATGTATCTCGTCGATAGTTTTCGCTATAGCTGCGTTTTGCTCATCCGTTCCGTGGATGAATTTTCGCCGTATTGCTGGCTTTTGCTTCCTGAGTCGGTTTGTCAGCTCTCGTTTTTCACGTCGACTTAGGGGCTTAGATAAATCGAGTTCCGGTGGATCGCTTTCGCTTCCCGTACAGTTATTGACAGAACTCCGAGAGGGCGCAGGAGCGCCCTTAACGTCAACGGCCAAATCAACGGCACGCTTCGGCACAATTTTCCACTGCGTGAGCCGGGTTAAAATAGGGGTGCCGGCACCGACAGCAGAATCGTACACGCCACGGATGCAGATGGTTTCCTCACCATATTGGTTAAACTCGGGGCGCGGTTCATACAGCGTGCGCACCTGCAAATCATCGCGACGGACAAACGGGCCTCCCTGCGCATTAACGTAACCAGCCCAGTCACCGGCGTCAGCGGCATCATGGACGGCGGCAAACTCAACGCTCAGACCGTGCGCGGTCTCGGTATCAGCGAGACGACGCAATTCACGGTAGACCGTCACCGGCGCACCGCCGATAAACTGAAACTGACGGATGTGCCAGCGCGCCGCCCATGCTGATACAGCGGGGGCTGTCTCTTTCAGTAGCTCACCGCTTTCGTCATCGGTTTCACCATCGAGAGCATAACCGTCGATGTTTTTAGAAATGTATTTCGCGACATAGCCGGTAGCACTGCCTTTCTCCGGGTCGATAGCCTCAGCATGAAAGCGGGCTTTTTTAGCCTTATCACTTTTAAGTTCGTGGTGGTCTTCCTCCCATGCATAATCGCGGATGATGAGGCGCACGCTCTCGACGTCTTCTGGCAACATGAACATAAGCATGTGCCAGTGCGGCGTTCCGTCGTGATGAGGCTCGGCAACACGTATGCCGAAAATGCGAATTTCTTCCCGATGTAGCTTGGCACGAATGCGGGCCCAAAGGCCGGTTAGGTAGCTCTGCGTGTCCGACGGGCTAGCGCCGTTCCATTTGCTGTTACGGTATCCCGCTTTAGTCGTGGCATGATATTTAGACGGTGCGGTCAGGGTGTAAAACTCCCCGACGTATCCGAGTTCATTGCAGATATTTTCAAACCCACGGATGCGGGTCATCAGCTCGCAGCGGCGTATCGCAGGGTTAGCGACCGAACCGTCGTATTTTTCGATAAGACTGATGCGGTTGCCGTCTTCATCTTCGAGATCCAGACCTTTGAGAAATTCACGAGTGCGGCGCTTTTGTTCACGCCAGTCAGTCACGCAGTTTTTACTCGCATAGGCATGCTTTTTCTTACTGACGTTGCCGACAGCAATTTGCAGATGTTCGCGCCATGCAGCCGCAATGCGACGCAGACGACCACGCCACCACACATCGTTAAACATGCGAGCGATGGCCGGGGCAATTTCATCTTCTCCGACATATTTCTTTGTCACCCGCTCCCAATGCGGAGGGGTAACATTGAATTGCATAGAAATAAAACCGGCGCGCATGTACCAGGTGTACAGCGTTTTAAGCTCGCTAAATCCGGTGTCATCAATGTCAGCCAGTTCAGCACGAATGAAATTAGCGATATCAGCGGCCAAAAGATCGATATCGGCGCGTGACATGTCCGGGAGGCGGTTAAATCTGGCGACCATATTGACCATGCGTGACGCCAGATATTGCATAAGTTCAGTATCAAAATGACTGCCAAAAACAGCGGCTGATACATTGCTGTTGATACCCGCGCACTCGTATTTTTTTGCGACCAGTTCAAGACGCGGCAATGCCTTTTTGCAGAAGCTGATTAAAAAGGCATTGGCTCGTTGACTGCCCTGATTTTGCTCCAGCACCGCAGCGGTTCGATAAACATCAAAACGCACGCACTCAGGCTGGAGAGAAAGCACCTTTCTCGCATGCAGCAAAGCCGCGAACATACGGTCGCGGCGATACTGTTGGTCATAGGTGAGATATGGGCTGGCTATTGCCGACCGTGGAGCATTCCACGGATAAGCATAAGCAACCGTAGAGCTATGCATCAACGCTAGCCCCTTGAATGGCTGCTATGCATAGTTGCCCTACCCGCTCAATTTCTACCGCCATAGCGTCAATGGCAGTAATATCCGAACCATGAATCTGATGGTGTATCAGGCCGGAAATAAGCTGGTTAATCTTCGGATAATAGCCGATAGTGTCGAGCCATTCTTCACCAGCTTTTTTACCGGACTTAACGACTTTCTTTTCATTCAGGATGAATTGATATTGGTCGCTGGTAATAACCCATTTGTCACCTATTACAATGCGGAGGCTCATTTTTTACCCCCGGCAATAGAACGGATTACACCCAACGTCAGATAGCAATCATAAAGCGCACGGTGCGGATTCTCGTCAATTTCTTCCGGCCACGCATCCAACGATGTAGCGGCGTCGGTTAGTTTCTTCCATTTGTATTTGCGGCGTTTTTTATCCCACTCCCCGTTATATTCAGCATAGAGTTGCATAGCACACTCAGGCACACCAAAATAATCAGGGTCAACGCGAGAGCCTGACGCTTGCTCTAACATTCTCGCGTCAAATTTCGCATTATAAGCAACCCAGCCGTGCGATATTAGCTCTAAGACTTGAGGTAACATTTCTTTCCAGCTTGGCGCATCCTCAACCATTTCATCAGTGATGCCATGAATCTCGGTAGCTTCTGCCGGAATATCTTTGGATGGTTTAATAAGGGTGTTAAGCAGAATAGCACCGGTACAGTCGATGATTGATATTTCAATTATTTCGGCTTCTCTGCCCAGCCCCGTAGTTTCGGTATCAACAATAACGATATTTTTATTAATCCATCTGTTAGCAATCTCGCGTGGTGATTCCACTCGGTCAGAATGGTAAATAATACGGTCAGCCATTGCCCAGCATGTGCGGATAGCCTCATCAGGATTAGCATCATTAAACTGGTCTTTATGAGATAAAAAGCCGTTAAATATCGCCGCGAAAAATGCCTCTCTTTTATTCAGTTCCATATTAAACACCTCTGTAATGTTTTGATTTGAGTTCTTCGATTTGCTGGCAGGTCACGCAAAAGGCCACGCCCGGAATCGCAATTCGGCGAGCTTCCGGGATTGGTGCGTCACACTCTTCGCATAGAAAACGGGAAGGCGCAGCGATACGGCTGCGCGCGTTGCTTATGTGGCGTTCGCGGTCTTCCTGCTCGCGCAGTTGTGCTAAATCCATTGCGTCGGCCATTAGTGCAGCTCCTGTGATTCATTCTCAAAGCGGGTTGCTTCACGGCGCAGCAGTTCGGCAGCTTCGGTGCCGCTCATGCCCTCTTTGGTGATATGGATAGCCAGCGCCTCAAGACGGATTGAAACAGCGAGCGCGCGGTCTTTACGCTCCTCTTTTTTTGCATCGGTCAGCAATACGGCCAGCGCATCACTATCAGTGTTAAAACTACGGATTTCGGTATTACGCATAATTAACTCTCCTGATTTCGGGCAATAAGAAGCCCGGCGGGTTTACGCCATTAAATTTCTGTTTTGATTAATTCGGCATGGTTAGCCGTTTGGGAAATAAACTCACCACTGCACGAAAATGATTCATCGCTGTAATAAGCGCCTTTTTCTCGTCAGTAGTCAGCTCACTTAATTCGAGCTCATGACGAGCCGCCGGTATTTTTGCCAAAAAGAAAATAGCGGCCAGCGCCCGATTATTTTCTTCAAATTGTAAGTCACGTTTATCGCGCATATCATCGACAAAGCGCTCAACCTCTTTCCAGTTATCGCCCCAATATCTCGCGCGCAATTCAGCCACATGATTGAGACCAGCCTGACGTTCACCCGCCTTTAGCGGAACAGTCGCGGAAACAGCTTCGATAGCCATGATTCCCCCTGCTTTTGAGTAGAGAGGCCAGCCAGTAAATCAGCCTGTGAACGGCTCGGGTGCCAGCGCTTGCCGTCCTTACCTGCGATCCAGCCGTGGCCGTAGTGCATGCCGGGGCTTTGCTTTACGAGCAGAGACGCGAATGACGGTTCATTTTTTAGCATATGCACCTCAAATCAGACCAAACGATGCGCCAATACCACTCATGGTATCGACCACGCTCGACATAGCGGGATTAGTCTGCAGACGTGCATGCAGCGCCAGCGCCGACAATGACAACATGCGAATGCCAGCGTTAACGCTTTCAATCATGTTGTGCTTACGGGCAGAGGTCAGACGTTCATCAGATACCGCACCGCTTGCCAGTTCGCCGAGTTCACGCATTGCGCGCATGACATAAGACTGCAATTTGTCTTTAGCCAGCTCATTAACCGGCACGCATGGCAGGCAATGAATCTGCGCCAGAAAACCATCAACGAGGGTTGAGTCTTCGGTCAGGTCAGTCAGCAGCCACAATTCAGGCGGCGTGAACTGGTGAGGTTGTTCCGGGTTGAGCTTGTTACGTAACGTCTGAACATTCATACCCGCACGCTCGGCCAGCTTCGCCATGTTGTGACGCTGCGCAAAAGCCCGGCACGCTTCGTCATAGTGTGGATGTTTGGAAATCTGAAAATCAAACATGTTGAAATCTCCATCAACTTGCATAATCAAGTTCAGTTAAGAGCGGTGCGCTGGTCGATGTAGCGACAATCAATCGCTTGTTGAGTCAGCTTGTCACGCCATGCTTTTACGTTTACGAGGGTGCGGCTTCGTTTAGCGGCTTCCTCTTTGTTGGAAAAGTCTTTGGTCGGAGCTTTTAGAAGGATGCCCTCATCGAGCCATTGCCAGACCAGACGCTCGCTTACACCGCGAGTGGCAGCAAAGTCTTTCACTGTCATTGTGTCTGACATAGCGGAGCGAATCATTGTCTGCAGAGCTGGCAGCATGGCAGTAACGATGGCATCAAATTGTGTTGGATCTAACAGCACAGTTTGATTTTGTGAGTTTTGCGAATCATGCGTCGAGATTGATTTTGCATCTGACATATCGCATTATCTCCTGTTGTTTGAAATGTAGTGCAGTGGTGTGCATCTTGGTCGATGAATGCCACTTTAAATCGAAAATGAGTTTATGTAAATCGATTTTGAGTGATTAACGAATGAATGATGAAGATTTGAATACGCAAGATGTGATTGAGCGGATAAGTTCGGCGTATGGCGTCAGCACGCAAAGGGCTTTGGCGGAAGTGCTTGGTGTCCCGTCAAACAGCGTCAGCACTTGGGTTCAGCGAAATAGTTTTCCCGGCAAAGCTATCATTCAGTGCTCATTAGATACTGGTGCCGATTTAAACTGGCTGCTGACTGGTCAAGTTTCAAGTTTGCATTTGCAAGATTCGTCTCCGCTGAAAGGAAAGCCTCTTTATGACGAGATTTTAGCGAGTGGTGGAAAACCTGTTTTAAGGCGCATCCTTGATGCGTACGGTTTTACAATGCAAAAGGAGCTTGGGGATTTGTTGGATATCTCCTCTGGCACTATCAGCACTTGGGTAAGACGAAATTTCTTTCCCGGTGATGTGGTCGTGACATGCGCACTTGATACTGGTGTATCGCTGGAATGGTTAGCGACCGGAAAGGGAAACATGCGAGAAAGTAAGGAGGCTAGCATTTCGGACGTTTTAACGATAAAAAAATCCCGCCTTGAATCGGGTGAACTAAAAGACGCTGGACGTTGGCATCCTGACCCCTCAATGATTCCGGCAAGCGCTGAGGATTTAGTCTTTGTTGAAGGGGTAAATTCATCCTGGCTTGTTGATTGCTCTGCCTCAAACATTGCCAATGGCCGCTGGTTAATTAGCATTGACGGCGCGCTCGATGTTTTTGATGTAGTCAGGTTGCCGGGTGGAAAGGCAAGGCTATCGAATAAGTTTGCGGAGTTTGAATGTAACTTGTCTGACATTACTCCTTTTGGGGTGATAATTTTTACTTTGGAGAAGCATGTATAATGGATGTACTAATCAGCATACTTTCAATAGCGCTTGCTATCTACGCTGTTATCAGAATTTGCTCTAAGGCACAAAGCACTAAAACAAAGTTTTTAAAATCTATATGTGCGCTTTGGTATTTTCTGTATGCGGGTGGGATTATTGTATCTTCAGACTATGAGGAGATAGGTGTAGTACTACTTATTGTTGGTACGGTAGTCCTTTTCTATCCTAAAAAACATAATGCGGCTACATCTACAAAGTTTTGCTCAGATAATAATAAAACCGAAAGCGCGAGCCATGATGACTCCGAGGATGTAGTATTTAGAAATCAGGTTGATTTGAGTAAACATAAGCATTTGCTAAAGATAGCTTTTACATATGAGAACACTAACGGCGCGGTTAAATATAGAGAGGTCGATGTTAAAAAATTTGACGGTTTATATATTGAAGGGTATTGCCACAGCAGAAAACAATATCGAACGTTTAGAGTAGATAGGATTGTTGATGGAATTACACTTCGTGATACTGGTGAGTTATTTACTACGGAAGAATGGGACGAACAATTTTATTTGACGGTTTAGTTATATGCTCATGGGTACTTTATGACTGTTAGCAAGCAGAAAAACGGTAAATGGCTATGTGAGCTTTATCCAAACGGTCGGGAAGGGCGGCGTATACGCCGACACTTCAACACCAAAGGTGAGGCCGAGGCTTTCGAGCTTTACACAAAAAATGAAAGTGGAGACAAGCCGTGGCTTGGTAAGAAAGAAGACCGGCGGCGTTTAAGTGAAATTATTCAGCTTTGGCATAATTTACACGGACAGGCTCTAGTTGCGAGCAAATCACGATTGGCTAAATTGCAGATTGTATGTAACGGCCTTGGCGACCCTATCGCATCACGTCTTACAGCTAAAGATTGGGCTCACTATCGTGATAAACGGCTTCGTGGTGAAATTGATAATGGGTATCACAAAGACCCTGAGAAATGGATAGCTAAACCGATTACGGTCAACCGTGAACAGCAGTATTTAGAGGCCGTTTTCAATGAGCTAAAGCGGTTAGGGGAATGGTCGCTACCAAACCCGCTCGATGGCATTCGTGTCTTTAAAGAAGCTGAAAAGGAAATGTCTTGGCTGACCCTTGAACAAATACCGCAACTTTTATTGGCATGTCATCAGTATGGACACGAAGACCTTACGCAGATTGTTGAGATCTGTTTAGCTACCGGCGCCAGATGGAGTGAGGCAGAACGATTAACTCGTCCACAGCTTTCACCCTACAAACTGACTTTCACAAAAACGAAAGGTAAAAAAAATCGTACAGTCCCTATCACAAAATGGCTTTACGAAAAATTATCCACACGACAGGGGCGAATGTTTAAGCCTTGCTATCAGGAGTTCAAAAAAATGCTTTTGCTTACTGATATCGAACTGACGGAAGGCCAGAAAACCCATGTTTTACGTCACACCTTTGGTGCGCATTTTATGATGAACGGCGGTAACATCCTTGTTCTTCAGAAGATACTTGGTCACGCTAATATTCGTGAAACAATGAAGTATTCGCACTTTGCACCAGATCATCTTGAGCAGGCTGTTACATTGAATCCTTTGTCCTTAGCCATTGGCGACAAAGTGGCGGCAGAAGTTGCATAACACTGCAATTCACTGCATTTAAAATTACCTTAACTAGTTGTTTTATATGGTAAGTGATTGTTTGTTATGTGGTTGCAGTAGGAGCGTCTTAACTAAGAACGCGCTTTCGCAACATCCGAAAGCTTGTAGAAAAGAAGGGGCTGGCATTACGCTGGCCCCTTTTTTATGGGTTTGCTCCACGCCATAGACGGTTGCATGATTAGGTTGGGTCTGTGGTCTCAACGCTGAGTCAGAAACGGCCAGGCCCGTTCCTTAGTTTAGCGAGCGCTCCGCACGCCGGTGTTTAGCCTGATACATATTTCGATCGGCCAGTTCTTGTAGTTTTTCGGCAGTGGCATGTTCCCATGTCAGCGCAAAGCCAATACTCAGGGTCATCGTTATCCGCTGGCCGTTATGCAGTTCAAAAGGTCGATTAAACGCCTGGGATAGCGCTGCGCAAATACGTTGTACTTCATATTCCGAATGTACATCGTAAAGCACCATCGCAAATTCATCGCCGCCGAGTCGGTAAGTCTGATAACGGCTACCACCGAATTCCGCTAATCTTTTGGCAACCTCTATAAGTACGCGGTCGCCTGCCGCATGTCCCCAGGTATCATTAATATATTTAAAGTTATCGCCATCCAGAAATAACAATGCCGAACTGCTACGAGCGGAATTGTCCTTCATCAGCGCGTTAATACAGCTGCGAAATGCCGCGCGATTGGCAAGCCCCGTCAGCGGATCGTGCAGCGCGGTACGTAGTAACTGGGCATTTTTAGCCTGAAGCCGTAGCTGCCATTCTTCCATCTCATCCAGAAGGCTATTGAAATCCTGCGCAAACAGGTGAAATTCCGCAATACGCTCATCAGGTACCCGGCGTGAAAAATTTCGGTTAGTGCGAACGTCGTGTACAACTTCAGTAATATTTTGCAGCGCATCCACAACGCCATTGTGTAAATAACGCGTGAGCAGCAGGGCAATGCCGGATGCCAGCAGAATACACCCTGTCAGCACTGCCAGCGATAGCCAGATAAAATGACCAATAAGGCTGTCGCGGGCGACAAGCCGTACTTCGCCGATAGCCCTGCCGTTGTGCCAGACGGGTTGTGATACCGGCAATGGAAAAAGCCAGTGGCTAATTAAGCCGATGAGCTTATCGTCTGCGGCTCGCGCATCATAGCGCCATGAGGCGATAGTACGGCCATTTTTATCGCGGACCTCCGCCGCTGAAAATTGTCCCTGGCGTCCCAGTGTGGCGAGCGTTTCCGCTGCGGCCGCGTTATCGGAAAATACCAGTGCCGCTTCAAGGCTATGGGCCATTGTGGCGGCGGTCAAATCGAGATTCTTTTGCGCATACTGTTTGAGCGTAAGGACAGACGCAACGCAAATTAATAGCCAGATCAATGTCATTGTAAGCAGCACGCTGATTATACTAATCCGCCGTAGTGTGCGTTTAAATGTTGGTCTGGACAGAGAAAATTCCTTATTCAT